GTGTAATACTAAGGATTCCGTAGTTCTCTCGATAGTCAATTCGAGAGTCTATTAAAACCTTATACTGTTGCACCTACCAATCCGAATCTGTATGAATACAGGGACCGGAATCTCCATAAAGTACTAAAGATTGTAGTAACTTAGTTACCACAACCGACTTTAGGAGCCCTAATCCCAGCTACTCAGAAACCAGACGACGGACCGCCGCTAGCACACGCTCACCAAAGTGAGAGACGCAGCCATACCAAACGTATGCATAGTCATCCCACAATATTGTTGTAGCTGCTGTAGTGGTTGGGTTCGAGTCCACCTCATTCTTCGGAGAAGTTTCTTAAAACGTCCCTCGACATCGCCAGCCTTACCCCGAGTACCGCCAAAATGAGCTAACCCCAGTGAAGGGATATCATAGCTATGGATAGGTACATCGTACTTAGGGCCGACATATGCCTTGAGTTGTTCTAAGCCATTTTCCGAAGAAATGGCGGACCATAATTGCCTCGCTTGATCCTGGAATTTAGGAGATCGGATAACGTCTCCCGGATTGCCCATTTCGGGTCTATCAAAAATTCCTTGGGCCAATTTCATTTGAGAGAAGTTGGCACCACCATAAGGCAAGCCCAAACCACCAGCCCACGAAGGGAGCCTCCAAGATCGACTTGTTTTCCAAAGTCTTTCTTTTAGGTGTTGAAAGAAAAGCCCTTCAACAAGCGTACGTTTATCCTCCGGACATACTCTCAAAACTTCCTTTAATTGATCACAATACGGAAGAAAAGAGTCGTCCCCAGGTTGACTTTGACGTCTCGTGTCAGACATTACCTTTGCCTGACCCTTAATCAAACCAGGATTGAGGACAAATAATTCATTTGAATTAATGACCTCCCAATAGGTTCTATCCCACAGAATCCGTTTTTCTAGTTCTGTCCAATAGGTAGTGCTATTAATATTGACGAATTTATTCGTCGTATAGCACTTTCCTATGGACGGGGATAGACCTGCGGCCTTTCCATATCTGGTCCATACAGCAAAATGATCTGGGTTCGAAGCGAAGTTAATATCGTCGCCATTAATTAATGGCCTCATTAAAATCTTCACTTCTCTCCAAGTCATCGCTCTATTAAAATACTCCTCACAACTCGCCCAAAGTATCGCCGCATTAACAATGCAGAGAACCGGAAAGCTGAGAGGGGAGCCCATAAGCTGCCCGTGGTCCTGTTCAACAACAGTACCATCAGGATAATGGATAAGATGGGGACCGAGCCCGAGTTCAAGAACTCGACGCCAAATCGGCCCAAGGTTTGTAACGAGAGCTAGAGTTTCTATAAAAGCTCTCGGAAGAGACGGATGCATACCATCGGTAGCATTCTTAAAGTCAGCCGCGTTAAAGAACGTCCATTGACCTCGTCGTTGATCAGCGCTAAGCCATTCATAGTCTTGGTGATCCAGGAGAAGAGTTCCATCATACATCTCGCGAATATCTGATTCGTTATGACGTTTTCCAATAAAACGAAATACCGGATCATCGCGTAATGCTCGATGGAGCTCAGGTTGCAAAAGCCTACCCATTTGGTAAGGTAAGCCCTCTCCTGCCGTGATCACCCTGACCTTAAAAGGCTCAAGGACCTTATGTACGGTGGCATTGATCTTACTGGTCTCTAGGAGTTGTAAGAGGCATTGATTCTTTGCCTCAATTAAATCAGCTCCCCAGACCGGTATCGGAAGTAAATCTGAATGGGATTCACAAAGAGTCCCAACCAGGTGGGAATCCCCATCTCGAAAAAGAGACTGGGGTCCACCATCTTCCCTCGATGCCTCGAAACATGACGAAGTCGCCGGAGTCCTCCAGCGGATTTTGGAGAAGTCATGCCCCTTATAGTATATTTCTGTAAGGGCTCTGACCTTCTCACGTACCTCCCCCAACTCGTCTTGATAAGCCGCGCCCTCATAAGCGGCCCCCTTCATATTCTCCTTATGATCAACCAGGAATTGTTCCTGTTGATCCTGAGAGATGGATAAAGCTGCCCTTTTTGCATTTTGGAGGGCAAGAGCCAGAGAAATCTTCCTTATATCCTCAATCTTTGAAGATGTAAAGAAGCGTCTGACCCAGCCTCCAATAATAACTCCGGGAACCTCCCCGATCGGTAAAGAGCCGACAGGTAGGGGTGAACCCGTGAGTAAACAGCAGAGATAAGCGGTATGAAATTTAAATCGCTTCTCAGCAATATCCAAGAGATATAAAGAACAGTATTTGTTTATGAAGTTCTTCATACTCTGAATAGAAGGAAGGCGTCCTATATGGACGACCAAGACGTCAACAATACCCTGATAGAGTGCGATTACCTTGTCCTTAATATTATTAAAATACTGACAAGCGTAGTCCCTCTCAGGGGCCCGAACGGAACCTTTACGTTCGGGTCTTCTGCCCTTCTTTAGAGCAGCGGTGAGTATCCATTCTTTGGTTCTTAAAATCACTTCAGAAATCTGGTGATTATCAAGAATGGGGAAACCGTGTGACTCAATGACAGCCTTAAGTCCCAGGCAGCTGTCATCGGTAACCTCCTGTTTACCAAGAGAGGTTACTAGGTCGTAAAAGGGGGCAAGAGCTCTTGAACAATGAGCTTTCGCCATCCCTACGTGGTGTATTGTGGAATTAACC